GAGCCGGCTACCACTACACGGACGGCCTGATCTTTCACGAGCTCTTTTATTATCATACAAAGCCTGTCTAACGGATAGTCACGCCGGCATGTACTTGAGCTGGGCGCTACGCCGATCACTTTATTTTGCTCGGTGATACCGATACGCTTAACTTCTTCACGAGCCCAGTCTAACTCGTCCTTATAATAAAACAGCCGCGGTAGCATATCCTCTTTTGTTAATGCGGAAGGATCTATGCAGGCTCTTAAAAAGTGCAGATCCACTGCAGGTATGGTCCGCGCCTGTACGTTAGATGACTCGATGACGCCCTGAAAATGCAAATGATAGTCTGTGTCCTTTAAAAGATCTGCGTCAAATGGTATAGGATATATCTCGTCTATTTCGCCGTTTGCGATAAGAGGATCTGGACATGGCGTAGCTACTCGTATAAAACAGCCGTATTTTTTCTTTAAGTATGAGATAAGTGGCGTGATGAAAAAAGTATCACCTATACCACCACTACGCCACATCATCAGACGTTTACCAGTTAAGTTTTCGCCTTTGTATGGATGATAGATACTTACTGTATCAAGTGGCGTAGATGTGCCAGGTACATTAAGTTCTGCTTCTACGGCTTCAGACATGACATAGCTTTTACCGGCTATCAAGCCCATCTTCGGATCGTCTTTGTGTATAGTTGTGTATCTCACTTTTCACCCACATTCACGGTGCAACCAGGATGAAACTGTATATTTAAACCATAACGTTCTTGGATCTGCTTTATAAATAGATAGTCATGGTTCTTCTCATCACGCCACTCATTTAGTAGAGCATGCTCACGCTTTACAATAAAATTCGGTGTACCTATACGGCCTGCTATGAGTTCCGGTCCTTTTGGCAGCAAAATACGTTTACTTTTATCACCGATAGCTTTTACACGCGTCTCACTACAAACCATCTGTGTTAAATTTATACAATCATCACGCAATGGTGTTGTGAGTGACTCAAGCCAGTTACTGAGCGGTCGATCATCATCATCCATGAAACATACCCAGTCACCGCGTGCCATACGTATACCAATGTTACGCGGTGTCGTACCAGGATATTTATCTTTAGATTTTTCCGGCAGCTCATAAAAACCAGGATGAGAGCTCATGAGTTCACGTACATCTGACTGGCATTTACCGTCGTAGATGATCAGGTGTTCGAAATCTTTAAACGTCTGAGCAGACATAGCCTCTAACAGTTTAGAGAGATGTTTGGTGCCGCGACTCGCTGCAGTGATTACAGATACAGTACACAGAGGATATTTATTCACCTGGCAATAACCCTTTTGTTTTCCTTCTTGGTTAGGTAGACCTACTTCATTATAGCAGTATGACGGCCACAGTCTATCAAACTCACCAGCAGTACCTGTAAGTTTTTTTAGTAAATTTATTTTATGTTCCAGATAAAAGATCTGGTTACGGAATTCTTCCATTGCACGGTCTTGGTTCATAGGTTACCTTCCTTTTTTCTTAAAGTGAAACCAGATCGGCGATGGTATGCGCAGTACGCTCACCGCAGCTAATTCCGGCAGAGGTATTATTACTATTTTAGCTTTATTTGGTTTTAGTTTCTTTTTCATCATTTGTCCACACTATTACTAATTTTGTAAATGTTGTGCCACGATATGTTTTTCGTGTCCACGTACGGTATAGTTCGTGTTTTTTATATGGCACGGCCATATTCGCCAGCTGCCGATCAGTTGGACGAAAATTTTTCATTGCTTTTTTCGCAGATGCAAACGCCATTCAAGAAATGTTAGTTTCTTTTTTTCACATTCCCACCTTCAGTCGCCATTTTGCTATCGCCTGTACAAATTCGTTTTCGTCCTTTACGTATAACGGTAATGCACTTAGATCGCAGGTGCACACAGTCGTATGTTCTGCCGCTGCAATAAAGTCAAACGGCACTGTCGACGCATCAAATTTTATCTCAGGATATACAGCGTTTAACACAGACGCTAATGTCAAATGACCTTCACCCCGTACACCGTGATCCTTTTCACATAACACTTCAAAACCTGTTTTCATTTTAGCCCCCATTTTTGTTTTAGGACAGTTAGATCAAACGGTTTCCGGAACATAACAACTTTTTTTCGCATTTCATCTGCCATACCCATTAACCGATCTGCAATAGCCAACGCTGGTATGTCCTGTAGTTTTTTTGCTTCGTCTATACAATACTGTATATGACTGTCGTTAACATTCGCATCATCTAACACTATGTGTAATGATCCACCATTTAAATTTGTTTCACAGTATTCTCTGCATAGACAGATCGTTACCATTAAATAATTTAATTCTTCTTTTGTCACACCAGCCCCCATTTTTGTCCAAAAATTTCTTTATCGATCTGCATACGCGGATGTGCCGTTTTGCTTACATGTAGTTCATGGATCACACGCGAAGCCGGTTCATACCAGACTTCCCAATTATTCTTAGCAGCTGTTAAACAGATGTCTGAGTCAGAATAAAACATTTCCAAATTTTCGTCCAGTAAACCGATCTGGTCTAACATGGATCTGCGTAATATCATGCTGGCACCGTTGACCCATGCTTGTTTACAGGCGATACTACAGTGCCCGGCCTTTATAGATCCGCCAGCGTGTACGCCGTATGGCCAGTATGCTAAACCGCCACCGAAACTTATAGTATCCATATCCGGCTTATGTTGCATGCTACCGACGATACCGATACGACTGCTTGTGCTCATTCTGTAAATTAAAGCGGCGCAAGATCCGGTGAGCGGCCAGGCGTCATTATTTAGCAACCAGATAAATTCTGCAGTGCCTTTTCGGATACCGATATTGCAACTTTTTGTAAAACCTAATTTAGTTTCGTTGTCGTCTACGGTGATGATGTTATAGTCTGCGTTTTTATCGTGCTGTACACAACGGACACACGTGTCCAGTTTGTAAGCGTCGCCATAGTGTGGTATGACTACATCAACAACCATTTTTAAGTCGCCATTTTGCGATAAATGCTGTTATATCACTTTTGTCGTTTATATACAGAGGCATATCCACTATTGGTTTGTTACATAGATCTTCTAATTTATTTGATAATTCTGGATATTTGGCATCATATAACATGTACTCTTTTATTTGTCTTATCTGGTCAGGTATTGGTGGATCATACGGATCGTACTTTATCCGGCCAGACCGTACTATATACATACACAATTCATCTATCAACCTATATGTGTCTATTATCCTCATGCCAGCCTCATCACCGCAACGCCTATCAACACGCCTAAAAGTAAAACTATAGTTATAGTAGTCATTTTTTTTCCTTTATCTGTTGTATAATAGTAGCAATTGCCTGTTGTAAATCATAGTGATACGTCCTATAAAAACCGTTAGCGCTTTTTGGATACGCCTGTATTTTTACGATGGTGTTTGTGCGTATCATTTCGGCGCGGACGTTGGCAGGTATATCCCAATAATTTTCTTCTGGATCGCTCGGTTCTTCGTCAGCGTCCTGTAGATATTTTTCAACTGTCTGAAAATAGTCTCTATGATCATTTATCGTTATAGTTACACTGTATTCACATAGTGATAATAATTCTGATAGTTTATCCATTATTTGTCCTTTGTCAAAGTTGCACAGTATCCGACGATCCGCCACAATTCTTCAACTGTGTAAATTTTCAGCAGTGCATATATCTGTGTAAGACCGCTAAACTTTTTGATCTTGTCTTTAGACAACCGTTCAAGCATGGATGCCAATTCGACAAGTTCCGGTCCAGATCCGTCCAGTAATTCTTCTTTTGAGATAGGCTTAATAGCTTTCATAGGTACGCCTTTAGTTTAAGTAATAAATTTTCCAGATCAGTAATAATTTTCGGCAGTTCGAATTCCAACGGAAGCAGTACAGGTGTCGGTGCCGGTACAGGAAGATGACGTTCGTGTATCGCACGCAAAACTTTTGCTTCATCGCCGATCTGCCACCGCGTATAACCACCAAGCCGTTTACTTAACATGTTATAAGTCATACCAGCACGCTGTGCGACGATACGGACTGACTGACCTTCAAGATCTTTTATTGTGATCATATTTCTTCCAGCGCTGACGTAAGTGGATCTTCATTCGTTAACCGTTCGACTTCATCATGCACAATGTTTTCGCCAGGTTGATCCATGAATTCTTGTATAATGTTTTTCAGGATGTTGTGCCGCAGTACGTGTTGTATGACACGTTCCAGACACGTTGCCGGCTGAAAACCGTGCGCCTTGGCTTCGTACTTAAAACCTTTCCAGACCGCGGTCGGCACATGTACGTGCGTGTACGCCGGTTCGATCACGTTACGGATGATCAATTTTCGCCTTTCGGACTTTTTTCGTGGCATTGTGTGACCTTTCTATAAATTTCTTAAAATATCAGTTTCTTCAGTTATGTCAAACACAGTCTGCATACATGCGTCTGTCTGTCCTTCCAGATAAAACTGTGCCGGCGTTTTGTTTTCCTTGTCCGCTTCCGTTTTGATCTCACGATACTGAAGTTCGATATCACACAGCCAGCGATCGCGTTCTGACATGATCCGTCTGCCTGCTGCATTTTCTGCTTGATACATAGCACGTAGCGTGTCTGTATCTATCTGTGCTGTACGTGCCGTGAATTCTTCTTGTGCTGCATGTAACACGTCGTCTGTACCGAAAAGCCGTTCGTACGCTGTCTGTTCCATCTGTATCCTTTCGTTTTTGTTAATAGTTTTATTCATACAGACAATATACGCTTTATTTCCGTTTTTGTATCAACATATTTACATTATTTTTAAATTAGCGTATTCTGACGTTATACATACACGTAAGTCATTGATATGTATAAAGCTTTTGTATTCTGTAAAAATAGGCGTCATAAGTAACACGCGGGTACCTATGAAAGACGACCGTAAAACACTATCAGAATACAGATATATGTAAGTTGTTGATATCACTTAAGATGCGGCCGGCCGTAGAAATTCTTATAAACAGGCATACGCAATAATCCTTCGAAATATGGAAATTTTTTCTTTTTTCCCGCAGTACCAGTGAGGAACCGCGGGAAAAAGTGTGGTACCTTTGAGGTACCACACTAAATTTGCGTATCGTCCGAATTCTGACGAGGTGTCTTTAGCAAAATTTTGGAAGACTCATACGCCAAAACCCCTGGCATATAGATATTGATGATATATTGATACTATACTTGACAGATGTCAGTATCAAAACTACATATCATCTATATATCAAACTATATATCAATCATACTTATATATAGGAAATATACAAAAAAACAGCACTTCGTTCTCGTTATAATTTTGTATGTTTTTTTGGACACCTATATATCATTTCTTTATATCACGTATGATATGTTCTTAAAATGATATGTACTTTTTAGCAAAAATGATATGTAGATCAGCATCTATATATCAGGCTATATATCATTTGTTCATATCATTTTTTATTGTAACTATATAACAACAAAATAAAAAAATAACAAGTTCATATTATCCTATTGACTTTTGGTTTTATTTGTGGTAGATTATAGATATGAACATACACACCTACTTAAACAAAGATCTTTTCTCAAGCCAACCGTTAGAGACTGTACAAGGTAAAAACTTAGAGCACTGGATGATCATGTATGACAAACTCGGATGGATATCCATACCGTGTTTCGTGTACAAGTCACCGGCAAAGGGATCTAAAAAGCAGGTAGATTTTGGCTTTACCAAAGAAGGTAAAAAGAAGGAATGGAAAGACTATCCTACACAGTTAGATCACCGTGTAGATGCACTACGTACGTTTAAAGCCATGCATTTGAGTGCACCTGCAAACTCTCTGGCTATCCTCACAGGACGTATCAGTAATTTATTGGTATTAGATATAGATGAGCGTGAAACCGGCGTAAAATACCTGGCTAGTCTGGGTATACGTATATATGAGAACGCATATACAGTCCTGTCCGGATCTGGCAACGGATTGCACGTATACTATAAATTTCCTCAAGAGTTAGAAGATGTACCTACTACACTAAGCGGTTTTTTTGGGGATGGGCATAAAATAGATATCCGCGGTAACGGTGGACTGATATTTGCACCACCGAGTTATTGTAGAGATTATGGCAATGATACAAAGCTACAATATAAAGTAGAACATCCAGAAAGACACAATCTGCATGTAGACTTTCCACCTCAGAATTTGATAAATTTTTTAGTGAATAGGCCTGCAGAACGGGAAAACAATACTACGTTGAATACAGAACGCTGTAAGTTAGAGCTGAAAGATCTCACCGAAAAGCAAAAAGCATGGTTGGAAAAAGACATAGATATACTTAAGAACCTGCCAAAAGGTGAAGATCGATCAAAAGCGTGCTATAAAACTTTGTGTACGTTTGTGCGCCTTGGTATCAGTCCTAAAGTCACCAGAGATCTCGTAAAAGGTATATCTAAGTTTGCAGAGAGAGATGAAAGCTTTTTTGCAGTTATGTGGAACAATGCCGTATCGGAAGTCGGTATAGAGGGTAGAGTAAAAGAAACTCGTGCAGAAAAGAATGAACGTCTTGTAGCGCCGATCATGACTGCACGAGACATTTTGGCGATGGATTACACGTATCATGAGCCTAAAAAAATTTGGTCACCTTGGGGCACAGCAGAGACTTTGGCCATCATAATGGGACTGCCAGGCGTAGGTAAAACCACATTGATAACAGATTTTGTACGAGGGGCAGTTACAGGCGATATGTGCTGGGACGGTAATGTCATGTTTGAGGATAAAATGAAGGTGGTAATGTTCCAAGGGGAACTTACATTTACACAACACGAGCGAGAGTATCTTAATCCGTTTGGGCTATCATATAAAAACACCGACGGTCTGACCATAGTAAACCTGTTGGAAATATCTAAAAAATATAACTTACCTGTAGGTGAAGATAAAGAGTTGGGAAAAACAGTAGTAAATTTCAACATACTGGATAGTGATAAGTTCTCTATATATAATGGCATCATACGAGATAAAAGGCCGGACATAGTGATCATAGACAGTATGGCGTCCTTTCATACTACAGATGAAAATGATCCGGTAGAAATGGGCACCATACTAACAAAACTAAAAATGATGTCATGTATGTATCCGCATATAGTCATATTGGTACATCATATACGTAAAAGTAGTACTATGGTGGCTAAAAAACAGTTTTTGCTATCACTAGACGATCTAAGAGGATCGGGTAATATATCTGCAAAAAGTGACTGGGTCTTGGCTGTCTCGCCTGTTTATTCAAACGATGCAGACATACAGCCTATAGATGGGGCCGGTTATGTACATCCTGTAAAGTCGGGTAGTGCCGGCAAGGGTTTAAAACGTTATGAGCCATTCACCTATAAAATAGAAGATAAAGATGGACTGAGATTAAACTATACGTATACTGGTCAGAGACTTGTTTTACAAGAGGAAGGGAAAATGGACGAAACTAAAAATTTACTATTAGAGTTTGTGAAGGCTGCGTCAACCGTAACCGAGCTATCTGTATCAGCTGCTACTGATCTGATAGTGCTGTCAGAAAAATGCTCACAGATAACAGCTGTACGCAGACTAAATGAGTATGAAAAAGACGGATATATAGTAAAAGAAAAAATATTAGGTACAAATAAAAAGTTAGTAAAATTCACAGAAAAAGCACAGGCACTCTATGCGGGTGAGACCTACAGCATAGTAGATGATGAACCAGGCATACAAACATTACGGACAGATAAACCAATACAAAAAGGGGAATACATGAATATATCCGGGCCGGGACCGATCAACGCTAACATAACAAATTTAAAAATGTTGTTTGTATTTTCCTTTCGGAAAACGACTGAAAATGGTCCGGTATACAGCGATATGAGTAAAGCAGCACATTTGATAAAAGTATCAGAAGGATATCAGGTTTTTGGTATGCCGATCACCGAGACTCTATACAATACTCTAAAAGGCAACATGCGTGAAAATGGTATCATCGTAGAAGACGGTGATACACTCAAACTGACTGAGCTGGGTATGAAATACTATAATTGTGAAATAGCTTTTGATTAGGATGAACTTATGATAAACATCCGTGGTACAGAATGTTATTCAAGCCGGGGCGTCGCATCTCTACTCAATCTGGGTCAACGCACGATGTTACAGTATCTACGTGATTTGGGCGTACTGACAAAAAACAATTTGCCTAAAGAGGCATACGCCAGCAAAGGATATTTCATGGTAGCTGCTGGTAAACGATTTGACACTATGACTACATACTACACACGTGCTGGTGTAGAATTTTTGAGAGATCTGCTAAAAGATATGCCGCGTAAACCAGCTAAAAAGTTTAAGGATGATAGAGACGGCTTTGATTACATGGATCTGATAGTACCTAAAAAAGAGAAAGAAAATTTTTGGGATTAGATATGAGTTGGAAAGACGATAAAAAATGGACAGACAATCTTATACCATACTTAAAGTGTATACTTGGCATGAACTTTATAGGCGAAGCAACGTTGGCTGAAGATCAAAAGCACAACACAGATTTGATAGTTCTTGATATAAAGCCATTACGTTTCGCATGCCGTATACGTACGTTTTCATACTACAAAAACTTTTCTGATGAATTTACTATAAGAAAAAGCCGGCCTTTTGGAACCAAAACCGAGTTGCAAAAGATTAAAGAAGGATTTGGGGATTATCTGCTATATGCGTTTGCCACAGAAGATAAAACTAAAATACACTTTTGGCGTATCATAGATTTAAAGGCGTTTCGAAAATATCTAGAAGAAGATCATCCTTATATATCCGCTATACCTAATGGGGATGAGTCAAGCTATTTTGCAGCGTTTGAGTGTTCTAAAATACCGGAAAACATTGTGTATGCGACCGGGGGTGAGAAACCACCTGTACTGCAGAACACATATGTGAAACCAGGTAATGAGTCTGCTGTAGATATTTTAGAAGCATTAAAATGAACAACAGGTCTCATATAGAATGTCTACGTGGTTATGTCGAGTCTATAAAGGCCTGGTTGAAAACTCACGATGCTAATAAATTAGACTATGTAGATGTAACAGATTATGAAGAAGGTTGTCTATTAGATGAGTCTGAGGTAACGTATTATATACGGAAGTTGTTACATTTAAAAGATCCAGGTCCGGAACCGATCTATACGTATTCTTATGATCCAGTACACGAAGCAGATAATTATAAACGACGATTACGCATTTTTATTTATATATTCCGGCGGATATCTTTAAGATCATTGCCACTACTAATAAATTGTCCATCGGCTACGATACGCGTACTTACAAAATATCGTTTAAATGGATTGTTAAAAGCTGCACGAAAAAGGTCCAACGCTCAGAGGTAAAAGGCCGGCGTCAGTCACCGGCCTTTTTTACGCCGTTTATTGCGCCAGTTATAGCGAGCACTTCGTTCCGGTGATACCAACAACGACGGTTTTTCAAGTAAAAATTTTATAGCAGGCCACAGTGCTTTAAGCTTAGGTATCCGCAACGCTATGTGTATTTTTTGACAGACAGTGCTTTGGTTTTTACAACGAAATTCTTTAGGTATAGAGCGATCATGCGGTACGTCTGACTGACAGCCGGACTGTAGATAACTTTTTAATACATATGCTATTTTCGGACGTACGTGTGCGGCATCTATGATCTCAATAAAATTTTTTGGTCTTATTGTATAATAGTAGCACGCAGCATGTAACCGTTTGATCTTATGTGACAAACCGCTCTGCGTGATACCTAACAACTGACTGACATCGACCTGACGCGTTTTGCGTTCGCCGTAATAAAGATCGATCACGTCTTTAAACCAGACCGGCAGCTGATCGTATATCTCAGAAAATTTATTATGTGTAGCACGATCTGCATCAGGATCTGAAGAGCCGATCATATCGGCTAATGTCAGGTGAGGACAGAATTGATCTAAAATATGTGGATCTACACAACGTACGTATGTTGTCAGATGAGTGTTTATATCGAATGGCGTCCAGTCCGCGGACGTGCCTTCTGCAAATTCTTCGTGGCGTGGGTTTTGTGCGTTTGAGTACATCGTAGTACTACAATATACTTTTACGGATGCCGAAGTTTAAAGTGAACTGCTTGCCAGCGGTGCTTGTTCGCCACTGTATGAACGATATAATACAGCGACGTCTGTGGCTGATAGTGCGACGTTGTATAGACGCATGTCATCAAAATTTCCACCGAAATTTGCACCACCTGCAGAATGACCAAAATAATATGTAGAATACGTTTCTGATCCGCGCACATAACTGGCTGTATTGACGGATGCGCCATCCATATAAACAGCAACCGCACCGTTGTTGTCAACTAACGCATAAAAGTGCCAGTTGTTATCATTTACCACGCCAGAATTTATAGTATATGAACTTGTTTTAGAAAACGTTACATAGTTGTGATTATTGATAAAATAAATATCTATATAATTAGATGATGTACCTACTATTTCGTTTATGAAATAATTAAACGTTGCACTGCCTGGCGATTTAAACCAGCCGGTAATTGAATAGGCTGTATATGCATTAACATTTATACTTGTATACGCATATTGTGCGGATGCATATACTAAATTAGCACAATAGTTTCCAGATCGTTTAGTGCTATTTATAAAGGTTATACCGTTATTTGTTAAATTATGGGCACCATACAGATCGTTTGTATTGCCATCAAATTTCCAGCGTGATATAGGTGTTGTGAGTGCCATACAAAACCTTTAGTACGCGTAGTATAGAGAGGCCATACCATAATACACAGATCCATCACAATACAAATGTATAAGATCTGTAGTAGATGTACTTGCAGAAAGCACCGGTGTTGCCGGTGTCCATTTTATACCGGTAAAACCTTTTATTGACGCATTCACACCATAATTTATTTGTATGCTATATTTGCTGCCGGCTACACCGCCATTTACAAAAAAGTAGCCACCTGTAGATCCTGAAACCAAAGAGCATTTTTGGCTATAACCATTCGCCAAATTAAAGTTTATACCAGAGCCGTTAAAGTTTCCAGCATCGTATAGACCGTAACTAAGTACGCCTGTTGCACCTTGTGATCCTGCAGTGCCTACACCGGTTATACCTTGTAAACCTGTTTGGCCTTGTGATCCTGCCAGACCTGTTACACCAATCAGTCCTGTGATACCTTGTAAACCTGTCGTACCATTGGTGCCATTCGATCCGCTTAAACCAGTCACACCGGTTTGACCAGTGACGCCGTCGTTTCCGTTGGTGCCGGCAGTACCTTGTAAACCTGTCACACCAGCAAGACCAGTTAATCCTTGTAATCCGGTTATACCTTGTAAGCCTGTAACACCGTCACTGCCTACATAGCCTATACCGGTAGAACCTTGAGGTCCTGTAATACCCAGCCCGGTCTCACCCTGTAAGCCTGTAAGACCCGCGGTACCTTGTAGTCCAGTAGAGCCTTGATCACCTACACCTGTATCACCTTTGACACCGTCGACACCAGTCTCACCAGGATCGCCCTGATCGCCTTTTTCCCCCTGGATACCATCGACGCCGGTCACGCCTACAAGGCCTGTAAGTCCTTGTAAACCAGTAAGTCCTGTAGATCCTGTGGTGCCTTGTACGCCGGTAAGTCCTTGTACCCCGGTCTCACCCTGGCTTCCGTCTATACCCGTAGAGCCTACAATGCCTGTCTGGCCTTGAGGTCCTGTTAAACCTTGCAGTCCGGTAGAGCCTTGTACACCGGTCACACCATCCAGACCCGTTAAACCTTGTAGTCCGGTAAGACCTTGCAGACCTGTTGTGCCTTGCACGCCGGTCAGGCCTATCATACCGGTAGGTCCTTGGAAACCTGTGATACCACTTAGTCCTGTTATACCTTGTAAGCCGGTAACGCCTTGATTACCTGTGCCGATCGTAGAAATAATATTCGAAGTATGAGTTGTACCCTCGTACCAATACGTAATATCTACTGCCGTGTTATCAGAGTTAGTACCCCACAGCCTACACACTAAACGATCTGTAGCAGTTAGTGTTATAGCCGTCGTCTGTGTGTATACGATCGGATACAATATTGCGGTACCGGTCACACCTGCAGCAATCAGATCAGAATCTTCTGTTATAAATAGACTAACCGTAGATCCGCCGACGTTATATTTTAAAATTTCTGCGTGTATCCGTGGATTTCTTCCGGCAAAAGTGCTCGAGGATGTAGCATAAATATTAAAAGTCCATATACCAGGTGGTATGCTGGTCAGAGACGGATCACCAGCTACCGTGATGTAACCATGACCACCAAACAGTAAACCGGTAGTACCGTTATTTACTACACCAGAAACAGTATCTACCGTTTCTGGATCATTAGCAGGCGTACGCAATAAGCTCTCAAACGGTCCGAATGATCCACTTACACCAGAGGCTTCTTGATGGAAATAGTATGGCGTACCGAAACCACCAAGACCTTGTATACCTGTTAAACCTTGAAGGCCTGTTATTCCTTGGACGCCTGTAGTACCTTGTACACCCGTAAGACCTCTAAAACCGGTGACACCGATCAGCCCGGTCACGCCACTTAAACCTGTGATACCTTGTAAGCCGGTCAAACCTTGAAGACCAGTGAGACCTTGAAGACCAGTATAGCCTTGGATACCGTCAAGTCCAGTCAGACCCTGCAAGCCAGTGACGCCTTGTAGACCTTGTACGCCTGTAGAGCCTTGAAGTCCGGTCACACCGACTAAACCGGTGAGACCTAAAAAACCTGTGACGCCTTGTACGCCGGTAGATCCTACTAAACCTGTAAGTCCTTGATATCCTGTAGGTCCATCGATACCTGTGATACCACTTAAACCAGTAAGGCCTTGTAGACCAGTTAAACCTACGCTGCCGGTAGATCCTTGGTCACCTACCAGGCCGGTCTGTCCCTGCGGTCCTGTGAAGCCTATTAGGCCTTGTACGCCTGTTTGACCCTGTAGTCCAGTAGATCCTTGTAATCCTGTAAGACCTATAAGTCCGGTAGAGCCTGACGTACCGGCTATACCTGTAGGTCCTATCAGACCAGTTATACCGTTTAGACCTGTTAAACCTTGTAAGCCGGTAAGACCTTGCAGTCCAGTCAAGCCTTGTAAACCAGTAAGACCTTTTAAACCTGTTACGCCTTGACCTTGTGCACCTGTAGCACCTACGGCACCTACAGTACCGGTCACACCGCCAGGACCGGTGACGCCTAAAAGTTGAGTTTTTAAAAGCCACGCATTTCTGCTGGCGTCGTACACATATATAGTGCCAAGAGTATTTTGGTACTGCTGGTTATTTACTGGATTGTTTGGAAATGACATTTACGGTATCCTTGTTACACGCAAAAAAGTTCCCTTATACCATGTCGCCGCACCACTATCAATTTTTACCATTGCATATACAGTACCAGCACTGGATCCGTTGAACATGTAACCGGTACACCATACACGATTACCCGGACCATTACCGTTATAGGTTATTGATCCGCCCATCAACGCACCGTACGTAGTAGATACATTTACATTTGATATGCTTGTAGTACCAATTGGAAAAAAGGATAAGCACTGTGTCCATCCCGATGGTGACGCCGGCCCAGTAAAACCGAGCCAAGATACTGGCGATCCTGTTCCGGTCACACCACTATACAGACCATTAAATTCCCAATAATAGTTCGTATTAGCTGATGCGGACCACTGTATGCTTCCCAGTGTATTTACAGATGTTGTAGCTGCTTGATTACCAGTCAGTCCAGAAAATTGTTCAGCAGATGTGCCTGCTATACCTTGTATACCCGTGACACCGATCAGCCCGGTCACGCCCTGTACGCCTGTTTGTCCTTGTACGCCTGTTTGTCCTTGTATACCTGTAAGGCCAACAATGCCTGTTGGTCCTTGTACGCCGGTCACGCCTAAATTCTGAGTGACTATCAGCCATGCGTTTTTAGATGCACTATACTGATATTGTGTACCGAGCGCATTTGTATAATATTGCTGATCAGACGGTGATAGTGGAAATGACATTTTTAGATCCTTAATGCAAATACGGAAAAACAGGTGGTGTAAAATTACCCGACCACAATGACATAGACGATACTGCAAACTCAGACATATCCAGATCGGCTATCTCTTGGCTTACGTCTGGATTAGCTGTGCCTTTTATTTTACATATCGACTTGTTTACAGATGCAAAATGATATGTAGAGTCTAATACTATTGCTTGAGATCCTACGGTACCGTCTAAATATGAATTTATGGTAGTATCGCTATCACGTATCACCGCATAATGGTGCCATGCTATAGTGTTTGGCACAGTAAACTGTGTAGTTTTAGTACCAGTCTGTGCATCATCACAGTATGTAGTTACATAATAATTAGAACCGTCTTTTACTGTAAGCGCTGCATAAAAGCCATTGGCACCATTTTCAAAATAATAATAGTAAAAAGTATTTCCTGGCTGCAAAGATAAAGAAGTTATTTTAAACCAAAAATCTATAGTAAATCTTTTTTCAAAGTCATAGTCCAATAAAGAGTCTGCTGCTGCCACCAAATAACACTCATCATTTATTTTTTGTAGATTAAGATGATAGGTGTTGTAATTCTGAAAAGCATCTATAACTAAAAAAGGTCCTGGTGTACCGTACGATATAGGATCTATCACAGTGCTATGATACCTGCTAAACTGTGTAGAATGTATAGTACCAAAGTTATAGTCAGTTAATGTACCGGTATCAGGATACTTTCCTGGATGTACAAGTATCATATGACTATATGGTTCGTGTAAAAGTTGTGGCATATTTATCTCGATATAGCCAAAGTATATTCGTAATTTAAAACAGTATTTACATTATAAAGATTCATAGTTATAGTATCACCAGCACTTATCAAAATATTTCCTGTAGCTGTAGCATTTAAACGTGTTTTTGAAAACGCCAGACCAAATAGACCAGTGATACCAATACCATTACGTAATACATCACAGTTACCACTTCCTGTATAACACTTTACAGATAGACTATTTATGGTATAGCTGGCAGGCGCGTAGCTATCAATTGTATAAACTTTGTTTACAGGATTTTCATAGTAACCGTTAAATGAATCTTTTGTGATACCAATAAGTCCTGTGCTTCCTGCACCTACAGCACCAGTTGATCCTTGTACACCAGTCTGACCTTGTATACCTGTGAGACCAAGAAAGCCGGTTACACCGATCAACCCGGTCACGCCTTGACCTTGAACACCAGTTGATCCTTGTGTACCTTGTGCACCTATACCTGTTTGTCCTTGTATACCTTGTACGCCAGTCAGTCCTCTCAGACCAGTCACACCAGATAAGCCGGTCAGACCTGCAGTACCGGTCACACCCTGTACGCCAGTACATCCTTGTACACCTGTAGCACCACGATAACCAGTGCCGCCTTGCATAGCGCCCGCCGACGACTGCACCCATGCGTTGATGGACGTAACCCAGAAAAACGTCGCTTCATCATTAGTCTCAAATAAATGTGCTGGTACTAATGCAGGCGTACTATATGTCGCACTGTAAAAATTTTGCAGTCCGGTCACGCCTTGAAAACCAGTCACACCAACTAAACCAGTGACGCCGGCACCTACAGTACCTGTTACGCCCATATAGCCGGTAGGTCCGCGTACACCCGTATCACCTTGGCCCATCGCTGAGCTGACTTGTATCCAAGCATCCTGATCCGGTACTCGTATAAACTGTGTGTCGTCTACCGTCTGCCACATCACAGCCGGTTGCAACGACGGACCTGTGTAGTTTGCCTGTTCATAAAAATTTTCTAAACCGGTAGATCCTTGAAAACCAGTGACACCTTGCGGTCCGGTACCGGTTACGCCTACGACACCCGTAACACCACTTAAACCAGTAAGGCCTTGCAGCCCAGTCTCACCTTTACCTTGTATACCGGTATTACCTTGTACGCCTGTCGCGCCCAAACCAGGCAGGCCCGGTATACCTGTGATACCTTTGTATCCGGTTAAACCTTGATAGCCTGTTATACCTTGCTCACCCGGTGATCCTGTTGTACCACCAAAACCGATCACACCGGTCTGGCCTTGTGGTCCTTGTACACCTGTCGGTCCTTGTAGACCAGTATTACCCGCCGCACCCGTCTCACCCATATACACAGATGATAAACCGGTGATGCCTGCATAGCCGGTCACGCCAGTAAAATCGATGTCGTTTTTGATCTCAACAATAATTTTAGGTGCATACGATGCCACGGTGGCGGTCATGCTTGCATTGACGGCGAACTCAATACTAAAATACTGTCCAGTGAAAACAGACGGTATCGCATCCGGCTGGAATTCCCAGTCGATCCGATAATAGCCATCAGACTGTAATGTCGTAGTAAAAGCAAGTGCATCCGGATATGTGTGTAGAAGTTCCGGCTGTAGTCGTCCCCACCTGTCTTCAGATGAAGTCGGCGGTGCAAGTCTATATACTGATGCGGACACACTACAAGACGTCAACGGTAGTTTAAGTAGTACTGATCCATAGGCTACTTGATCAGACGATATAGTAGCGATCGGTAGCCGTGAAGTCGGTACCGCAACTGACATAACAGTGTAGTAAATTTGGTTGAACGTGCTCATGTTATGATCTCATCATGAATTTTTACTATGATCTTTGGCGCTGACTGTGCCACCGTCGCTGACGGTGTATAATTCACAAAAAATTCTATGCTATAATTCTGACCATCTAATGCTGTGATAGCAGTCGGTGCAAACTGCCAGGATATCTGATAGTATCCGTCATCTAATAATGTAGTCTGCCACGATAATACGTCAGGATTACCTGGATAAATATCTGCACTCGCACGTATCCAACGATCCTCAGACGACGTCGGTGCCGTCACCAGATATACCTGTGCTGTGACCGCCGCAGCTGTCAATGGCAATTTCATTTCGACAGTACCGTACGCCATACTATCACTATAGATCTGTATCAGCGGTACACGATTATACGGTACTTCCAAATCAAATATGGTATATCTAACAGGCGACGTTAAAATCATAAAATCTTTCCACGGTAGTCTACATATCCGCGTTCGCGTATGTACGTATAGGATGACGCCGTCAAACTCACACTGTTATAAAGTGTGCTGCTGACTTTGATGTTGCCAGACGCGTCTGATAGTATCCGTGATTCACCATTACCGGATACACTGCAGTTATAAACACCGTTAGTTGTTGCATCAAAGTCTGCGCCGGCATCGTACGTCTGTGATGTGTGATATGCGACGATTTTAGCTGTACCGTTTACATCTTGCGGCACTGCACGTGCAATGTAAATTATTTCACACTGTAGATTATTTATACCAGCAGCGATTGTTTGCGTATCGTTTATAGTAGTGCCACCAGCAGTACCATCTTTTTGATAAATAATTCTACCAGTCGTACTGGCCCACAAGAACGTGTCGTTGACCTGAATGAATTTTGACATCGTGAGTGTCCCAGCCATGTTCGTTATAAGTACAGATCCTATTCTACGGTATCTTACATAGCCTGTGCCTGATAGTAAGTTCGCGGCTGTGAACGACGTATCAAAACCGACGTCCATCACATATGATGTGACACTATTACCAATCGCAAAACAATGTAACCACTGACTCACGCCAGGTGCTGGTACAGCTATAGGTGCCACGCCGCCTTGGTTAGATCCAGCGACCCATGCCGAATAAGCTGTGCCGGTGCTGGCTATAACTATTTTAGTTGTAGAAGAAGTCTGTGCCAGCAGTGCGCCCACGTTTGTATCAGCACATGATCCGGCAGCTATGGTCACCATAAATTGTGCGCCGGTCACGCCGTAGGTCATGTTTAAATTGGCTATATGATCACGTGGTGGTGCATATTTAATAGTTGGAAGAATACCGGTCACTTCTGTTTGAAGATTTATCTGGTGTACGTGTCCGTCCGCATCAGCACCATCATGCGTGTGACCACCTGCTGTGCCTGTACCATACACGGTATTTACCCATGCGGAACTTAGATCAGATACGCCGTCTACAAATGTCGTCTTGCTCATAACTTATCCTTTTAGAAATAAATAAAGTTCAATTGCGTGAACGCTGGTTTCAATGGATTAAAAGTCGCTTCCCATATCGGTCTATCCTCTACTGCTACAGTCGCATGTAATTCCCATACCCACTTTTCTGTATCACTGTAAAGCACGTGCGGCAGTATGGTCACACCTACTATAAACAAAAGTGTAGAACCTTCAACGATATAAGCTTCAGGATGTCCTAAAGCAGACGCTATACTTAAATAATATGCTTTAGTAAGTCTGCCATCTTTATTAACAAGCACTCTCATCTTAGCGATGACAGCAGCACGTCTCTGATCTACAGTGCCAGTCGGCTGTAGACCGTATACACGTTCCCAGTCTGATAGTAAAAGCGTAGTAGTAGACGGAAAGAATTCGGTATATAACTGCTGTGCTTGTGCATATAACTGATCCAGGTACTTGCCTTGGATAGATAGATCATCATCCAGTGCGCCTTCTACGTTTTTGATAGGCCACAGCTTTTTTAAAGCCTGATAGTGCATGCCGGTGACACCAGCATACGGTGCATCACCATAACCGTAGTCACCATATCCACCGTCACCGTAACTCATAATCAGACTACCGTTTCTGCTGCAAGTTTATAATATGTCGCACCGATCTGGATCAGCACTGCCGTATCAGGTGTCGGTGCAGATCCTGAAGCCGGTCCAAGTTGCCAGAAATTACTATTATCTGTAGATATTTTACCGGTCACAAAACCGTTCGTTGCTGTCGCTGCAATTTTACCAGCGTCACCATCCACTGTGAGTATGGTCGTTGCACACGTGATAGTCATAACTTGATTTGACTGTAGTATGACGCCTTGTGTTGCACCACCACCATCCAATGAGATCTGAGGACCTGTAATTTTCGTGTCTGTACTGATGACCACACCAGCAGGGTTCATACTGATAGTATTTGTAGACGCTGCAGCCGGACTTAAAGTCAATGACGGTCCATTCTGAGCGATGACACCGGTTGCCACTGCGTTGTCCGCCAGGTTGATCTGCGGTGCCGTACCAGTCATGACTAACGTTTTAGCTGTGAGATCGATCTCACCAACACTAAGCGGCGAGCAGTTGATAGCAGTACCAGATCCGTCCGGTCCACCACCACCGACCAGCAAGCTATGCCGGTGCTCAGATCCGACCAGCGTGGTAAATTTAACTGGCAGTTTATCGATGATGTCTTTCAATACCTGGATCTCAGTAGGTGCCCACGGATCATCGTGTGCTGCATTGAGTGTGTAATTGCGATACGTTGTACTCATGGTATATCCCCTTTATGCTGATGCTGTTACTGTGATGACACCTGGTCTTACTACCTGATAGATAGTCGGCACGATGTCTGATGCCGGTAGCGTGACCACGGCATCGTATGCCCCGTCCTGTATGCACAGGCTTGATAGTTTACTGACGTATAATGTATCGCCAGGTGCCAAAGTGTTTATATACGCTGTGATATCAGACTGCATCTGCGTGACATCTGATGTGATCGGTTTCACCGTGATATTTATGTTTGCAGTGACCGGTACAGCACCGACCACTTGTGTCAAGCTGGCTGTTACAGGACGCCGTGCGTCGATATATGTAAACGCCGCATTTGCCAGTGTCTGCATAGCACCGCCACCAATGATAGACGGATCGTTAGGCAGGATGACCACTACGACTGCGCCTGGCGATGGACTGGACGCACGTGCATAAGCCACAGTATATAGTGTAGTACTTTGTGGTGTGATCGTATGTACACCGATACCGCCGTCCGTCAATGGTATCAACGTCGTGAACGTGCTATCGTATACTTGTACAGACGTCGGTCCGATATCTGCCAGCACGTAGTTAGTGGCGGTTACCAGCGGTGAAGGCAGCGTATTAGTAGTAGAAAACTGTACTATAGATCCGTTTTGCCATTCTTGTGTAGTAGTGATACCACCACCGACGACAGCGGACGGTACAAAAGTTTCTGTTAAATTTGCTGGTGTGGCTGGTGTGGCTAACGCCCAGTTTTGGTAGTCTGTCGCGGTGCCACCAGCAGGCGGCTGTCTCATAAAAGAGAGGATACGGCCTGCATAGTCATTATCGTTTTCGCCGGTCAGTCTCGGTATACCGTAGTCTGATCCGAAGTGATTAAGCGCTGTCGTGCTGCAGGTGTCCGGAAATATTTCGGTGCTTATGAAGTCTTGATACTTATAGGCACCCCATAGCGCGGATGAATGTGTAGCACAGCCGACGTATACCATTGATCCGATCGATGTATCCGGTGCAGGATCTAAGTTGGAATAGTCCGTCAACTGATCGCTCAGGATACTATCAAAGTCTTTTGAATAAGGTCCGCTCATAGTCACACCACTCTTTGAAATGTTTCATATGTTACGATTAGTCCAGACGGCTCTGTCGCTGTCACTTTTATATTCAGCCGTCCGACTACTGTGATGTCTTTCTCACACAGAACGTCTATCGTAGAAGCTCTGCCTATCGCGATTAGATACTGTAAAGCATTCAATACTTGCTGTTGAAATAAATTTATCCGATCTGTAGTAAGCTTCGTGATGGTCGGTATACCAAAGTCCGGTCTCTGAAAGAACGTACCTTGCGTAGTAGCCAGCGTAGCCGCTATCTCAGTGACTACGCTTGAGTTCTTATCAAACGTCATCAGTATATTGTAACCGTTTGGTTTTAGTGTATAGTCCATATCACTTAGCCTCTGTCGTACTCGTTAAGCCGGTCGTCGGTGCCACAAATGCCGGCAATGTATATGGTACTGATAAAAAGCCAGTCACGATCTGTGCAAAATACTGCACTATCGCATCTGCATAGGCTTTAGTCATAAGTTCTTGCGTACCAGACGCATCACCTAATTTTAGTGAGCCGGTGGTCTTTACCGTCACGTCACCAGATCCGCTATCTATCGTAACCGGCTTATCTTTAGTCTTTATAGTAAGACTACCGTCTGCATCCATAAGTATGTAGTTATTAGTATCCACATATAAACATACCTGGCCTGTAGTGAGCGGTGGTCTTAAATTTCCATTATCCTCAGCTACTATAGCTGTATTATTACCGTCCTCAAGACATACACAGTCCATCATAGGATCTGATGCCGGCATACTACTAAAACCATAATGCTGATAGTGAGATACTACTTTGGTCTCATCAACACGACCGGTGATAGTAGCCTTACGGATGACGCCCTCTTTTATACTTTTAAAAAAGCCTCTTAAAAACATTATAACGCCTTCTGTGTTGCCGGCTGTAACTCGTTGGTACGTGCCAGCTGTACAAGCTGCTGAGAATTACCAAGGATACCATTCACGGACGTACCAAGCAAAGCCAGATCTACTGTAGTAGTCTGACCGGATTGTTTATCACCTTTCATTTCGAGCTCTACTATCAGATATGAACCTTCTATGCCTAAAAAGCTATCCTTCACAAATACCTCATCATTTATGTTGAACGGTATTTGTGCGGTACCTGCTGTGACATTAGGCGTAAACATATGACCGGCAAGCGTATACTGTGTGGTCTGCGTATTACGAGTCATTTCTTTAAATATCGTATCAAGCATGTTTTCCACCTGATCACCTTGCCACGCAGCCTGATCTATCTCTTTTAAATTTTCTACACGACACTTGTTAAGACTTCGCCAGTACTTGTCAAGACGTTCGGCTTTGAGTTCGTTATAGTTCTTTTTATTAGACACACCGCCTACCGTATAGTCTATCTGAGGTCCATCAGTCTGTCCTACTGCTTTTACATACGGATAGTACTTAGTGATATCTTCTGTATACTTACAAGAGATGACCGCATTCACGGATGATATATAGTCTGTAGAAAACGTAAACCTTTGTGGTCCTACATATACATTATTGTTATAGCTTCTTTCTGCAGTACCACCAAGCACCTCTACCTGTAACGTGTCTGCATAGCTTTCTATATACCAGGCATCACGTGGCACGTACATGATAAGGTCATACGGATTAAGAATACGCATAAGAAAGTCATAATAACTTTCACCAGGATGACCACTTATATATTTGGTTTTAAGAAACTTGGTGTTTATGGTAGCCAGACCTTCAGTAGAAAAAAGTATACTCGGAAATGGTAGATCAAATGGTGGCACTACAGGTTCGTCATTCAAGGTGCTTATCGGAAAGTAGTTTGTGATAGTATCTACTATTTCTGTAAAGTCTATACCTTGAAAATTTTCTATGATCGGTATCTTGTTATCTATATAGATAGCACACACATCACGTGCGGTGATAGTCTGTTTTTTCTCGTGTTTATCGTAGCTTTTCTTTATAGTATCCACATAGCCGTGGAATACATGTGCACCGTTTGATGCGGTGTTACTTGGCGATATGTATAAATCCGCTATGACCGGCTTATCAAATAGCGTATAAGTATCCAAAGGCGATACGCTTACCTCAAGCGTAGCCGCACCATGAAAGATATTCTTCCTGAAAGAATATGATATGATGTTGGCTTCTACGCCGTTTAGTAATAGTTGTACGTTATTCATTGCGTATATACCTTGATGACACCGTCCACGAAAGTCGGATTGGTGATCTGCGGATTTAATTTAAGTATCCGATCCGCCGCCTGATAGCTTAGTCCAAGCTGTAAACATAGTGTATGTATAGGCATATTGGTGACCTTCATGGTCACTATCTGCGTCTTCAAAAGCTTTATACTATCCAGGAACCGTATAAGTAGACTACACTGGTTTTTGAGGTCAGGTTGGTCACGGTCCACCTCTATAGCATCTTGAGCCAGACCTCTTTGTACGTATAGCATATTCTCAAGGTCCGTCTGAGACATAGTATCTATGACGCTTACCGTGCTGCTTATACGCTGTCCATTATCATCAAACGTCTTTAAAGACTCTATAGCCTTTTGGTTTTCACGATTAGTCTGATCTTGCATCATAGCAGCCGCGGATGCCTGTGCAACCGCACCAGCACCTATACTCAATATCACGTTAGACCATAATGTGTTATACTGATTGCCGGATGTCAGACTGCCGGTGATACTTGTAGCAAGACTCTGTACAGATGATACCATGTTATTTACTGCTGTAGCCGGCGCTTTTGATATAGCCTGCTCGTTAGCTATGATGCGATCACAAGCCTTCTGCACCGTCTGTACTATCTTAGATGGTACGTCGGATGCGTAGTTTACGGCATTAGTAAGTGTATTGATAGGCTGTGTAACATTGTTCAAGAAGCTACTTATAGTACCAGTGACTTTATCAGCTTCTTTACAGAAATTTAAAGCTTTAGTAGATATACCGGATAGTTGTGACTGTATAGTCTTACTAAAGTCTATGGCTTTACCAAGTACTTCAGATAAACCGCTGGATGTGAGTGTAGAGCTCGTTTTAGCTAATTGGCCGTTCAAAAGAGACAGCTGACTTGTATTTACAGCTTTATCTATGGCAAAGTTGTTTATTTTACTGCCATTTAATATGATACCATCCTCAATAAACTCTATATCTATAGTCACATAGTTCTGTGTATCATCGTGGTATATGCCTATAGAGTTACCGATCTGACCTTTTATTACACCGTATTTTGGATGAGTCAATGTATGATATGCTTTAGTAGAGTCTGTGATATCTGCCAGGAATGCTTTATGCTGTAGATACGTTGGTGAGCGTTGTACGACATCCAGGTTAGCCTGTGTACCGAACCAGTATGTTTTGAACTTGATAACGCGTGCACTGTTACCCATATTATCAAGGATAGCGCCATCACGGAACACGAACTCATATTTGGCTATATTTGGACGTATATCGTCTGATATATCCAGGATATTGAGTAACCAACTGTCAAGTTGTGCGTTATATTGAGATGGCATATTATCTCTTTGTTACTATCACGTGATGAGATCTGCCGGCACTGCCTGTGTGTACTTCTGCAGTCATCGGTATATTTGCGTTTACGGTTACGGATATAGGCTCTTTTTTAGTATCATCAACAAGCTTCTTTAATGCTTGTTGAAGTATGTCTGCTTCATTCTCAAGTTCAGTCCTCTTTTTAGTCTCAGCCTCGCTGATCTGCCAGCCACCTTCTTTTAGACGTTTTTCCAAAGGTGCTGCTTCCGCTAGTTTTTCTGCTCTTAAATTAAATAAATAAGCTTTTCCGGCTTCACCCATCCCCTGAGCCATACCAATTTCTTTACGTAGCCGCACCTGCTCAAGAGCGCCACGCAGCGTACCGCCGCCAGCTAACGTACCCAAGATAGTAAACTGATCACCAAAAGCATTGATGGCACCAGCACTTTTAGCTATAAAAGCCAAAGCTTCACCAAGAGATGTCATAGCTGTAGCTATGTTGTCTATAGCCTCTGGATCAAGGTTTTTTATTTGTTTTGCAAATTCTGATATAGGTTTAGTAAGTGCTTTATCTGCAAACTCGAGACTCACCGCTTTTAACGTTTCCATAGATCCGGTAAAAGTTGTTGCCTCTACATCTGCATCCTTATATAACTGACCAGCATCCATCTTTTTTACAGCTTCATTATACTCATTTTGTTTATCTATTAAGCGTACAAGATCCTGTGCGGCAGGCCCAAATATCTTAGTAAGAAGGTTTAAACGTGCCGCGGTATCATTCGGAAACATAGCATTGACTTTGGCTACTACTTTTTCTACATCCGGTACACCGCCCATACCTAAAGACTTACGTACTATATCCAGACCTTTACCACGCATCATACGCGTATATGCTCTGCTTAGTACTTCTGGTTTACCAACAAACATACTTTCCATCAAAAAGCTCTGTAGCTGTGCAAAAGATGCTTTAGGATTAAGTGCCATGAACGTCTTAATAAGGCCTGGTATAGAAGGTAGTAGATCTTTTAAATTAGACTGTACACCTTTTTGTTTGCCGAAACTAAATAGGTTTTTATACAGCTCTTCTATGTCTGCGCCTGCCATGCCGGATTTCTCATGTATATCGCCAAAAGACTCACCAAGAGCTTCTGCTGAAGCACCAGAGGCCATAGCTGCTTTAGCCATGAACTGCATCTCTGAACGTACAAATGCCATGTCTTTTGAGCTGTGATAAGCCGCGGCACCCATTTCAGTTACTTTATCTGTAGATAGACCAGTAGCGATACTTGTAGATAGTATTTGCTGTTTAAAGGCTAACATCTCTGCTGTAGACATATTAGAGTCTATAGCGATACGCCGCATTTTATCATCGAAATCACCTACAGACTTTATAGCAGCTACAATACCAGTAGTGACTATTAGCCCATCTATAGTCCTTTTAAACTGTCTCATTTGCTGTGATACTTTTTTAGCTTCAGTATCCAAACCAGTCAAATGATTTTTAATAAGATTAAGGCCACGTACAGCACCCGCTGTTTCTGCGGTAGCCTTAATATTTAGTTCTTTTTCAGTAGGCATACTATACAGCCTTATCTCTCATAATAGGCACAGAATTTACAGGTTTAGAAGACTCTTCGGCGGATTGCTGCTCGATAACATATAACGCTATCAGTTGACCTTCGGTAAGCTCACAGGCTGGCTTACCGTAATAAGCAGCAATTTTTTCAGCGTGGCGATAGACGTAAGTTTCCCAAGCGTTTCCGTTGGGTTTTTTTTTAAACTAGAGACCAGCGCATCCCATTGATCCTGGGTTTGGTTCTCTATTGCAGGTGAACACTCTTCCTCAAACGCGATATACTCTTCAGATAACACCTGACGCTCTTTTAACGTAAGAGCCTTACGAAATTCGGTAATGTTCTCACATACTTGTTCGTCAGGCTTTTCAGGATTACGTATAGCTCTGAAAAGTATCTGCGTGATGTACTCACTATCATATTCATTAGCCGAGACCATGTTGACATCTATCTTCTGAGACTTGAAAAGGCGCTCGGTCGCAAACGTAGCATCCTGTCTTTCCTGCATGGAAAGTACTCGTAAGAGTATGGCCTGGTCCGTCCCAGGCCATTTCATTAGCTTCGTATTGAGTGTACCGAGCTTTAGCTTTTCAAGTAGCGAAGACATTATTCAACGGCCCCGTTCTTCGACTCTGCCATGAACGATATCTTCTGTACAGTTTCATTCTCGCCGTCTGTAGTAGCCTCACCGACCTCGATGACGCTTACGCCACCAAAGTCTTTCTCAAGACCACCATCATATACGATAGAAGCTGTACCAGTAGATCCGGTACCTACAAAACTTTCCCAGTCAATAGGATTAGTTGTAGGCAGCACATAATCCAGAGTAAATGCAAACCGACGAGTCATGGCTGCATTCCCAGTCTTATGCATCAGATGAACGGCCTTGCTGAGTACGTGTGCTGTTTCTGTGAATGATTTAAAATCAGTCACAGGCTGACCATTCATGTCTACTTCTGCACGGATGATATAAGTGTTAGCCATATTTCAAAACCTTTCTTTGGTTACAGTATCAACTGGATTACGCCCGCAAGTACGTGTAGTCCGGTCACCAGCGGACCTGGAATACGTATATTTATACGTGTCGGATCACTGGTATCTCTCTCAGCGATAACGCCAGATTTGTACTGATCTACATTCTGTATTATTTCCTGCTGCTCTAACAAATAGAGAACATCCAATACCTGTGCTACTACTCTACGTGGTGTTTTAGCACTTAGTTTAGCACGCTGAAATACATTTTGTAGTCTGGTCATAACTTGAAATCTAAGATAATCCAAACTTCTATATGTATTGATATCCAGTAGTGTCGGATCAGGTGTCCCATAAGCATTCAATACATAAGTACTGATAGCACGACAAATAGCCAGTTCCTCACCAGGTATCACGATGAACGGTGCAAGACCATTATTCAACATAGCTTCCTGCTGCGTCCGTGTGAACCGATCCGGCACTGTAGGTACCGAAGCACCAGCAAGCACAAGATTATCGTACGGTACAACCGGATCACTGTTATATGCTATCATCGCTGCATATGCACCACAAAGTTTAAAGCTTTCGGTCTTGGCTATAGAACCGTTTGTGTATGCGGCATATCCGAAAGTCGTACGTCCGTGGTTGAAAAGTGCGGCAGCTGCCATCTCGGTCGCCAGTGCACCCATCTCATCAGTACCAGCAACGACCTGAATAGCAGGACGTTCTTCCATAGGTCCAGAAACAAATTCTATTTCATTTTTGACTTTGCCCATATTCGTAGCATCATGCAAAGTATTCGCTACGATAGTATAACGAGCACCGGCGATGCTGTTCAAAACAGTACCAGCGACACTATAGTCACCAAGATCCGGATCAGACGCACCGTTTGCCGGTGAAGCTGCTACAAAACTTGCACCAGTTAAACCGGCTGTGACTTTGTAGTTGAGTGCTATCTCATTACCAAGAGTACCGGCATTTTTGGCTGTCAGTGTCACATAAGACGATCCAGTCAAACCTGCAGTAACAGGCAGCAAATTCTGTACGTTCTGGATGGCACCACAGATCATCGTGGCACCTTGAGCGGCTGTCATACCGTTAGTGAGTGAGACGTCTATCTCTACGTCACCGATGAAGATAGCCAAAGCACCATCTTGTCCGACCTGACCGGTCATACCAAGTGAACCTTTAGCGTATGTGCTACCGTTATCATCGATACCTACTACAGTCAGATCGAGGTTAGGATTTGCTTCAAGAGCGGCTTTGGCAGACAGGTGAGCGATAGATCCTTGACCGAAGTACAGTGCGGCGTCAGTATCAGCAAAAACCTGAGTAGGCGTCTTACTGGCTACTGATCCAGATGCTGTCTTCTGTGCAAGTATGACGATCTTGTCTTGAGAAGGCACAAGACCGGTGAGAGCGTTAGAGGTATTTTCCTCAAGGTACACGCCCGGCTTGCGTACATTGCTTGGCACTTGTGAAAACGAAATGTTTGCGGATGCCATTTGTTATCCCTTCGTTATATATTCGAAATTCCTGTTAAACCTATATAGTCACTTGCCTCTGGTCCTGTCACGCCCTGCATACCGGTATAGTCACGCGGTTGCAGATAATACTGAGCGAGTATCGATGTCAGTGTGCCATCATCAGTAGGATCATCATTATAAGTTGTATTGTATGCACACCAAAACCTTAACTCATACAACTGATACATCGCCGCTGCTAACGCACTTGTCGTTATGTTCCTGAAACCTTCCGGATAAAATCCATTCTCTAATGGTAATCCAAGCTTCTGTAGTAATAACGACTGCTCGATACCTTCTATGATCTTATAAACACCTTCACGCCTTAAAGCGTCACCGGTCGGTGTCTGATTTAACATCTGGAAAAGAACAATTAAACTTACGTTTGCTTTCGTCTTATATGTATACTGAGTCACCTTTTGATGACCTGCAGTGTTTATTACTACGTTTACAGCCGGCCTCTGTAAGTTTATTCGCCGGTCTATCAGGTCCTTGAAACCATACTCTTTTACATCAAGTCCGTCTTTCTTGAGTTTATCGACTATGGCTCTGACAATCTCTGCCATCATAGCTTAATATGCCGTCCCTGGACGTGCTGTCCCTGGTATCGGTCTTACCAAATAATCCTGCCAGTTATTCGTTGTCTGATTCACGAGAGTCACCTCACCAGCTGCATGGTTGCTTTTAAACCATGTAGGATTATCTTTTATTTCAAACGGGCTGATCCTACCACGCTGTATATCCCGCAGGATACTCATGCAATATTGATAGTCATCTTTCATGGCTTCCGGTAACGTCAACAGCAAACTTCTCTTATACAAGTAGAACGCTGTAAGCTTTACCGAGAGTTCCGATATCATCACCGGTACTGGACCTGTGATCGGTGCCGGATATCTTCCACGCAAATAAGAATCAATTAAATCATCTGCTTGTGCTTGACAGTATGTCACTTTCTCTATATCGATATCATTGAGCTCATTGTTATCGTCTGTAAGCATCTGTATGGTGGCCGCAGGTATATAATCTTTTAGTTGTGTCAGAGTACTGTAGCTCATGTTTATCCTTTGTTAAAGAGTAGAGGCCTTGCGACCTCTACTCTCTCACATTTACAAGGAACCTTACTTCAGAATATGTGTCCATGTCCAGCCGATATCGGTAGCTACAGGCGCTACATCGATTTGCTCTGTGACCGTGTAAACATTCGCACGCTTACGATAGTCATAGTATCCTTCGATGTATGTCATAGATCCGCGATACGGCAGTCTGTACTGCAGACCGGCTGTCAAGACTCTCAGTCCTGGTGCCTCTTTGTGGAACAGATAAGCGTTTCCATTTCCGGATGGGTTCCACACCTGGTTGAAATTCGCCGGATTTTTGGTCTTCTTGTTTTCCGCATTGCCGGTATAAACAGAAGATCCGATCAACACTTCATCAAGCTGCAACAGCGACGCAAGCAGTTCCGCAGTCGGTACTGAGCGCTGTGTGTACTTGATCTTATCAGATACGATAGGATTGAACTGCTGTGCATAGAACGTATCAACGTCGAGGACGAGCACGTTCGGACGTACGCCGGTGTTGTGCAGGATCGCGGCCTTCGCGGCATACACGTCCTTGATAAAACTGTTGGCAGTTGTATCCAGCGACCAGCCACCGTTGCCGGCAGAAGGTGCTGATCCACCAAGTGTGCCGTCGAGCCACAGATTACCATAGATGGTGTCACTGACAAGCTTTTCTTTGAACAGTGCTACTCTTGCCATCGCATGCTGTTGCGCATCGATGATCGAATTAGTAGGCAGCTGTCCAGGCATATTCTCAACGTCGATCATTTCAACCGGCACGCTCTCACCAGCAGAGATCTGCTTAGGCGCTGCGGTTGTACTCTCGATGTCCCAGTCGAAGATCTTCGTCTCGCCGCCTTCAGAGCGGTAGAGTGTTCCTTCTTCGATACGGAACAGGTTAGACTTTACATACTTCAGGATCTTCTGATAAGGCGACGTGAGTGGCATGATAGGCCACACAGAGTCAGCTATCAAATTTTCCGGTTTGTATTGCACAGTGAGGTTCGGATTTGCAACCTGTACTGTGATCTGCGAAGTAGATGGAAGTGCCATAAGTTATCCTCTCTTTAAAGTTCGTTTGCTTTCATACAGACTACTGTACATGTTACGGAAGCGTGCTATCTGTACCCGGGTTCGGATCAATAAGCATCGCGGCTACGACATCATACGCGGCTGTTGAAGCCTGTAGAGTTTTAGCTCTCGCATACTTATAGTTTGATGTCGCATCTGCTACTGAGTATCCGATACCTTCGATTGTACCATCGGTATCTGGTACCAACACTGTGCCGATCGGATATACACCGCCGACGCAGATACGTGTCACACCAACCAGATCAACTGTCGCTGCATACTGTCCGCCTGCAGAAGCACTCGGTACATTTGTGAGTACGCCTGTGGGGACATCTGTGATTCTGGAAGCCTGCACACGTGCGGTGCTATCCAAAGTCACGAATGTGAATTGATTGGCAGAAAGATCTTCACCTGCCTGCCACGATTCACTGATGGAAGTCTGAGAAGTGTATCCCATAATGTTTCCTCTCTTAAGTGTTTGTTCTCTATGTAATAAATAGCCGCGTGCCGGCTATACCCGGCACGTCGTAGCTATATATGTTTACGGCGCTATACCTGTTTCACCCTGTATACCAGTTACACCCTGCAGTCCATTCAAGCCCGTTACACCGTTGAGGCCGTTCAAGCCCGTAACACCCTGTTGACCTTGTGCGCCTACGCCTGTTGCACCAGCAAGTCCTTGTACACCAGTAGCGCCACCGGATGCCGGTCCAGGCAATCCTGTCGCACCCATTGTGCCAAAGCCAGCGTCGCACAAGAGTACTGATACTATATCGTATGCGTTGGATGAGGCTTCAAGCATACGCGCTCTGATATAAGTGCTCGATGATCCTGCATCTGCCACACTGTATCCTAAGCCTAAAGTTGTTCCGTCAGTGCCCGGAACAAGATACGTGTCGATCGGATAAGCGGCACCTACACAGAGACGAGTGACGCCGACTACTGCTACTGTCGCTGCATACTGTCCTTGTATGGTAGCAGTCGGTACGTTCGATAAGATACCCAACGGTATCTGGTTGGTCGGACATGCACGTACCAGATTACTCACTGGATTTTTATACACGAACTGCCACTGGTTCGAAGAAAGATCTTCACCAGCCTGGTATGATAGGTCTATACTTGTTTGTGCCTGATAAGCCATGTGTTACCCCTTACTTTCCCATAGGCGGTAAAAATTGTTTTGCTACATACTCTCTGAACTTAGCCGGATACTTTTCCATACATTCACGATGCACTTTCTTCTGTATGTCAAAGTAAGACGTCTTATTTGTAAGTCCGAGCTTGTCCTCTTCAGCCATACAATCCTTCATACGGCTTTCAATGTATGCGGCCATGTCGGTTGGTTCTGGAAAAGTCTTAGTCTCTTCAACACCAGGCAAATTCGGAAACTCACCAAAGTTTATCACTTTAGGCTGTGCAAGCATGATCTTCTTCATTTTATCAAGACCAGTCTCTGCACCTTCACTGAAGTTCTTACCAAGTAATGCAGCTTCTTTACGCTTTGCTTCATCGATCTGAGTCTGTGCTTCCAAGCTCATGAGTGTAATCTCACGATCCTTAGGAAGCAGTCTGCCTTCTTTGATAAGCTGTTCACAGAACGATTTGTTGTCCGGCTTGTTTTTCTCAAGCGCGGCCTCGAGAGCTTTCACTTTAGCCTCGAGTGTAGCTACCATCTGTTTCAGTTTTTCGTTTTCGGTCTCTTCTTCGTTGGCTTCGTTAAGGATCTTGGCGTTTTCTACTTTGGCGGTTGACTGTACACCCGAATCAACGGTCTCAGCCTTTTTGATGCTATCATTGATAGCATTAGCGGATGTATTAGCCTTTTTGACTTCGCCCATTTCTTGCGCTACGACACCCTGCGCCTCGTGGAATTCCTTTGCAGGCTCTGTCTTTGCAGGTTCTACCTTAGGTTCTTCTTTGGCTTCCATAAATTCCTTCCGTTCTTTTTCGTCTATTTTAATCCTAAACCGCTCTATAAGTTTCTGCAAAAAACTAAGTTCCTTCTCTTTCATAGCATCCATAAGCGGATCCCCTTCTTCTGAGAATGTATAAGTACGATACTTGTTATCTTCATTAAAACTAAACGGTTGTAGACCAGTGATGGCAGGCTGAGCGCCACCCAGGAACCCCAAATGCCGGACCTTATTATCATCATAGAGGCTGATAGATCTGCCTTTATAAGCGCCAGATTTTAAAGCCTCTACAAAGCTTGGATTAAGCTCTGATAGCTTCATCCTAAGCTTAGAGCCTACTCGTTTTACCTTTTCTACCCAGCCGTATGCTGGTGAAGAGTCTTTTGGATGTCCGATCACAACCGGGATAGGTTTTGTGGCTATCTGAGCATTTGCCTTAGAGGCTATATCATCCAGGTCTTTTTCTGACCAGGAAGCCGTTTGACCTTCAGCGTCTGTTTGTTCGCCAGCCTCGAAAGCCTCTACACACAGATGTTTACCGTCTTCTGAAAAGCCAAGCTCATCTAAGTCATCACTGTCACTGTCAATATCTTTGTCTTTTATACCATCGCCAGTCATTACAATAGAAGCTTTATCCTGCTTTTCCTTGAATTCTGAAGCTTCTTCAGGAAAAGCAGCCTTTAAACGTGTATAGTAGTCCGGTATTTCGATCAGATGGTCTAATGCAAAACGCATTGCGAGTATTCGATCTGAGGTATGTTCAAGTTCATGTTCAGCACCAGCCCGTAACTCGTCTAAATCTATATCGTTATCGATTATAGATTCGAGCATGTAGTCGTTGTCAATATCGACTTCGTGAGTTTCTACAGAGCCGTCTTCGTTATACTGGTACTGTACTGACATTGGGCGCAGGGCTGTCTGCACAGTGATACTCGAAGCTGAATTGGCAGGTCCTGCTGTACCGGCAGTAGCTGGGGCACCCCCGTCTGCGTGATCCTTTGTTGATCCCGTTGCCGCGGTCACGCCGGTCTTGTATTTGTGCTCTTTTAGCCATGTTCTTGCTTCATCTGTTGTAAACTTAGAAGAATCAAAACGTATCGACTGCACCTCGGTCTTACCCCCGGCAGTGATTCCCCATATTACATCGATTCCTGATCCGAACTTATCGTTACCGCGTCTGAACTTCTTGTATCTACCGGGGGGCGTCTGGCGGGCAGATATCTGGTTCTTAAATGGCATAATAGATCTTTCCTAAGGCTATAACGTATAGCTTTAATACAGACTACTTAAAAATTAAGTAGTCTGTAATGAGCCTCTAAGAATTATCTGGTTTTAGTCGGTTTTAGGTATGTTTTAGACCAAAAATGACCCGTTTTAATACATTTTGAGGTGAAAATGAGTAAAAAAGACCTAAAAGCGAAGTTTCTTGAGTTATTCAAATCCAGCTTCGGGGCTATCAGTAATACCTGCCTGGCGCTACACATCGACCGCGGTACCTACTATATATGGCTTGAAAAGGATAAAGAGTTTGCTGCAGCTATAGAAACACTTAAAGGCTCGTTTGTTGATTTCGTTGAAAGCAAAGTACACGAAAAAATTAAAGCTGGTAACGATTATTGGCTAAAAGAGTGGCTTCGTGTGCACTCAAAAGAGTGGAAACCAGACGATCCGGCAGAATTTGCCGGTTCCATCAATTTAACGTTAAATAGAAAAGTCATGGATGCACAGGCTGCAGCACCTACCGTAGATGCCCCAAAACCTGCCATAACTGATACAGAAGGCTCTAAAACATGATAGAAGCTACCGTATCAGGTAAACCTCTCGAGTATACGGTTAATCGTATGCAAGATGAGATATTCTGGAAAAGTACGGCTAAACATGTCGTTGTGCCGGCTGGACGCCGATCCGGTAAAACTTATGGTGCTGCTCTTTATCTGATAGACA